TCAGCTGCCCGTCGGTACTGAGGGGCTTTTGTGAGTATATCTTACCGCTCTTGTACCCACTTGGAATCATTACTAGGCTGGCGTCTTCGTAGAAACTCATATTATCAATGGTTGTATGTTAATTGTGCAGCTACTAGCTTCCGCTGTAGGCCACTGGGGGTAAACTTAAGCTCTAGGAATTTCATAGCGTAGTGAGCTCCTGACATTGAGCGTTGCTTAATTGCGTTTTGAAGATAAGCAATTGACTAACGGGTGAATTAATTGGGTCTAAGACACCACCATTTTGTGCAGTAAAAAAAGCCGTGAGATTGCCGCTAATAGTTCCAGAGGTTGCTGAAGTTACCGATACGCCATTAACAAATAGTTGCGTTAATGCTCCCGATTTGTAGGCTGCTGCTATTTTAATTCTTTGACCTTGTGCAAATGTTGCTATTGAACTTTGATTATATACAACGGCTCCACCTTGAACAATTACAAACTGAAAAACATTTGCCGAAGTGAAGCGCACATCAACCCTGTTATTTGCGGTTCCGTCACTAAGTTCAAAGTTTTGGTTTATAAGTGTTCTATTAATGGTTACCTCCGCAAAAAAAGTCCCTTGCGTCTGCCCAATTAAAGAGGTAATGCCCGTCTTTGAAGCAGCATCCGCAACCCTTGTAACTGATGCCCCAAGCGTGGGGATGTACGAGGTGGCGTAGGCTACTAAATCCTCAAACTGAAAACCATAAACTTCGTAAGTCCCTACGTTGTCAAAGAAAAACTGACAAGAGTAAGTCGTGCCAGCAGACGTGTAATTGTGTGTTACCCTATACCACCCGTTGCCGTAGTTAGTGATGGTTGCCGTGACCCCAGTACCAGTAGAAATTACTGAACCAGTCGCAACATTAAAAGTCGCTCCTTTGTCTACAATTCCATCATAAGTGTTTATTCTAAACTGCGCTCCCGTTCCAGCCTTTACAAAACACGACAAAGTGCGTGTTCCAGCAGTTAACCCAGTAAACGCTCGCTGAATCCTTGCTGGCGCAGCGGTAGTAGTTACTCGGTCAGCATTTGTAGACCCATCAGGCGAAACATTTGTATTTGCCGTAATCGTAAGCGAACCTATTGCAGACCAGTAGGCGTTGTCTAATTGCTCGGAAAAATTAAATAAATTGGTACGCTGCGGCTCAAGCAAAAGCTTAGGGCAAGTGCTATTGAGGTAGTCCAAACGGGGTAAACCGCTAACTGGGCCAACGCTTACCGCTGCGGTGGTGGTGGGGATGTAGTCTGTTGCTATGTCGTTTAGCTCGTACTGGGCACCCCAAATAAATGCGCCATCGGTTCCGTTTCCTATGAAATCAGAGAACGTATCTGTGAGATTTAAATTTATACGAAGTACCTCATTTGCGACTGAGGCTGCTTTAGTTATAATCAAACGATACCAACCGTTCCCTGCGTCAACAGAACTGGCTACAATGCCAGCAGAAATGCTGGAAATTGCTCCGTTATTCAAGTTAAACATAGCACCAGATAACCCAATGCGAAAAAAAATAAATTCTATCTCGCCCTTTTTTGCATAAACAGAATAGGTATTATTTCCTGCTGCGGTGGTTGGGGTTTGGTCAATTCTATGTTGAACGACTGTTCCTGCGCCTACTGCGGCTACAAGTTTATCAGCAGTTAATGTACCATTGGGTGCGGTTGTAGCATTTGCGGTGATGGTTACAGTCTGAGCGACCCAAGTGGTCTCAAAGGTCTCGCTCTGCAAAACAAGATTAGTCCGCACCTTCTCAATAAGGCCGTTGCTCTGCACACGGGTGGCGCTTGAGGCACGGCTGAATACCAAATCTCCCGACCCATCAGCTGGCTTAGCGCAATAAACCTTCTGGTCCTTGTAGCCAGAAGGAATCATTACTAAAGATGCGTCATTGTAGAAACTGCCCATTGTTTATTGTATCTTATTAAGCCCAGATAAGGTAATTAAATGGTCTCGATTTCATCATCGCCTGCAAACTCAATCGTTGGAAGCTTGTGGAGTTCCTCCAATGCCTTTACGATGTTGGTGACCTCAACCAAGTTGAAGCAGCCCTTTGAGATGGCGATGTTTAAAGCCTCTGCGGTGACTTGTAGTGCTACTGAATGCTCCATTAGAAAGGTAGTGGGGTAGAGACGGGTGAAACGGGAGGAGTGATAATGGAATCAATTTGCCCTTGAATGCAAGCCTCAAGATTGGCAACGCCATCAACGCCAAGTTGCTCTTGAACCCAACCGATAACGATTTCGTTTGTTAGGTCAGCGTAAGGGATGAACTCCGATACTGATTCGGTAGAGAATCGTGCGGTGTTAGAAAGGCTTGCGGCGTACTCGCCATCAACGCCTACTACTTCGTAGTTTGCGATTACAACGTAGTCAGATTCGGTGCCGATTGTTTCGGTGTAAAGGGCAGTTACTGCCCAAGTGTAAGTTGTCATTATGCTTTTAATAAGATTTTGTATGCGGTTCCGTTGATGCGAACACTCCAAGTTGCATCTGATACTACTACTTCGGTTGCTACTGCGCCTGCGTTCGTTCCCGATGAACCAAATACACATTGGTTGCTTGCAGTAGCGGTTGCACCACGACCTAAAATAATAGAGCCACTAAAGTTTCCCGAACTTGTATTTATTCCTATTGCGGTATTATTGGCACCCGTTGTATTTGCTTGTAAAGAACTTACTCCAACTGCGGTATTTTCAGAACCTGTCGTGTTACTCAATAATGATTGATAGCCTACCGATGTATTAAAAGTGCCTGTTGTATTTGCAGTTAATGACTGAAATCCTAACGCAGTTATATTTCCCGTTGTATTGGCTTTTGCTGATTGATAACCTAATGCGGCTACTACGCCACTCGTGTTAGTCAAAGCGGCTTCAAAGCCAACTGCCGTATTGTTGGATGCAGTGTTTTGTTGTAGGGCATCCCTACCTATGGCGGTGTTGCTGCTGCCCGTTGAATTAAATTCTAAAGTACCAAGACCCAAACCCGTATTGCTTGCGCCCGTTGTATTTGCCTTTAATGACTCACGACCTACTGCGGTGTTGTTTGCTCCCGTTGTAGTGGCTGCCATTGCCGTAAATCCTACGGCAGTGTTATTAGCACCCGTACTCAACCTCAATGCTTGGTAACCGATGGCGGTGATGTTCGTTCCACTCGTGTTGGTTAAAGCGGCCTCAAAGCCTACTGCTACGTTGTTGGATGCGGTGTTTGAGAATAAAGCATTGCGGCCCATAGCCACGTTATTGCTTCCCGATACATTGCTGAATAACGCTTGATTTCCAACCGCAGCGTTGTCACCACCCGTAGTGTTTGATGCCAATGAATTTGACCCTAATGCCGTATTGGCAACTCCCGTACTATTTACCGCCAATGCAGTTAATCCTACGGCAGTATTGTTAATACCCGTACTTAATCGCAACGCTTGGTAACCGATAGCGGTAACTCCCGTTCCACTTGTGTTGGTATACGCAGCCTCAAAACCTACGGCAGTATTGTTGGATGCGGTGTTTACTAATAGGCTATCTGTTCCAACAGAGGTATTGCCACTACCCGTTAGGTTTGAGACTAATGCTTGCCTACCAACTGCCACGTTGTTTGAGCCCGTAGTGTTTGCTATCAATGCGGTAGTACCTACGGCAGTATTGAAATTACCCGTATTAGCCCTCAACGCTTGATATCCGATAGCCGTTATGGCAGTTCCACTTGTGTTGCTTAAAGCTGCTTCCATTCCTACGGCAGTATTGTTTGATGCGGTGTTGGCGTTTAATGCACCACGACCTACTGCGGTGTTTGCACTGCCCGTGAGGTTGGATGTTAACGAAACAACCCCGATGGCGACATTGTTAATGCCCGTAGTGTTTGACGATAAAGCACCTACACCAAAAGCACTATTAAGGTTCCCCGTAGTGTTTGCCGTCAAAGCGATACTACCTAAAGCAGTATTATTGGCACCTGTAGTATTGCTATCCAAAGCACCATCACCGAAGGCCGTGTTCGTTGTAACCGCTCCCGCACCATAGTTGGTCAAAGCGGTAGTTGATACAAGCAAAGGCAAATCGTTGCCCAAGCCATCGCTTAAACGCTTGAGCGTTCCCGTGATTGGCTCGTTGTCCCCGACCTTGATAAGGCCGTCGTAGGTGGCCTGGATTCTTTCTCCTGTTAATGTGTTTCCCATTTTGTGATAATTATAAGTTCCAAATTTCTGTTGTTGTGCTCCAAACTTCGATGCTGGTGTTCCAAGCTATCTCAATGTAAGAGTTTAAGTCAAATAAAGCATTAGTAAAGCAGGCCTGACCCTCAATGATTCCTCCGTCAAGGGTCCACCTCTGGAAGATTAAATCAATGTAGTCACCAGTGTTACGGACACCAAGCCTAAACTCAGCACTCTCAACGCAAGACTCAGCCTCTACCGTTCCTCCGTCCGCTGTTACTATAGTGAAGTAATCATTGAACAGCATCTGCGCTGCACCCCGAAGGTTGCCAGCGCCAGTAGGCGTTAGACTTATGCTGATGCCTAGGCCGAGCATTGTTAGGCTATGTAAGCGATTGCCACGCCTGAGGATACCCCCACTGCGCTAAACAATCCGTAGATGGTGGTGCCAGCAAAGACGGGTACCGCTGTAAGGTTGTCCTCCGCTGCTGATGTGGCGGTGACCACTGCGTCGCTGGTTACCGTAATTGCTCGGTAGAACTCTCCGCTTACGGGAGTAGATGATGAGGTAAGTACCCTAAACCCTTTCTGACCGAATGCCTGAAGCTGGTAGTTGGATGGGTTGGTAATGTTTGAATAGCTCACAATGGTAAATGTTAAAGGTTAAAGAGAAAACGCTAATTCCCTACAAAGATAACATTATTCTCCAAGCAAAATTTTCATTACATCATCCTCCTGTTCCTCGGTGAGCTCTGGTCGCTCGCCTTTACGCTGAGAGATAAGCTTACTCTGTTCAATGGCTTGCTTCTTAACTCTTTCGTCCTTTCTATCTTCCTTTTCGGTCTCTAGCTCCGCCTTCTGGGCGGTGGCGCTCTGCTGCTGCATACTGCCCACCCCAAGCTTCAATCTCTCCAACTCCATCTTTAGAGCATACTCCCTATCAAGAAGCTCAAGCTTGGCATTCTTATCTGCCTGAATCTTGACAAGCTCAACTTGGCTGCCAATGTTAAGCTCTTCTATTTTGCCCTGAGAGGAAGCCTGCGCAGTTTGGATGTTCATCTGAGCCTGCATCTGAGAGTTCTGAGAGGACTGCTCTTGCTTCTCGCGGATGCGCTTCTTGCGACGCACCACCAACAGCCTTTCAGCTTGGTCTACATCACGCAGCTGACGGATAGCGATAGCGTCCTCAAGATTAATCTCTCCAATAGAAAGGGCTGCCTGAATGTTAGCCTCTAGGTATGCACGGTCTCGGTCGTTCATCTCCGTAACCACCCTTACCCCGAAATTGTACATCGGTAAGTCTTTAAACGAAGAGAGCACCTTCATATTCTCCATACCCACAGCGTTCTCGTATGCCTTAAAGACAACAGACTCTGGGGGGAGGATTTGAAGACACTTAACGATGTCCTCGCATACCTTACGGAACAGCACCATAGATGCATTGGTAATGTCGTACAATGCGTTGTTAGATGCTTGCATTGCCTGCTCCCTAACGCCAACTAGCTGCTCACCCTTGGGGCTTGTTCCGTCCATAACCTCGTTGATGCCCGTAGCGTCACGAATCATACGCAGCGCGTGGTTGTAGATGGTGATGAGCTCGTTGATGTTCCTTATACCATTTTCAAGGGTTCTGATTGGAGGATTTTGGAATCCGCCGTCTGCGTTTTTACTACGATAGTAGAACACACCCGTCTGCTCGTAGATGTCTTGGATTTCAAGAGGCTGAAGTTCTCCGCCACGGCCAAGCTGCACGTTCTCAAGTCCCTCGATGTCAACGATTAAGCCGTCAGGCTTTGCCTTGGCAATGGACTGCTGAAGCTTTAGGTGGGTAATCTGGATTTGGTCGGCAAAAGTGATAACGCTGCCCACCAAGCTTTTAGGAATCATACGGCGCAAGTTTACCGCGATGGCGCTGTATGAGAACCTAGCCCTGCTAAGGTCGTGAATGTTTTTTGGGATGTTTTTCTTTAGGCCGTAGTCAAACAAGAATTCTGTACCCACAATGTACTTACCGCCATAAATGGTGGCATTCTGCATATAGACAGGCTCGCGGTCATATACAGACTGAGATGGGGCTTTGTATTCATAGCCCTTGTAGTAGAATCCTATGTTTCCAAACCTAGATTCTTTTTTCTCGAAAACAATGTCGTCTACGCTAAGAAATTCAAATTCAAGGATAGAGACAGTGTACTGGTCGTATCCGTACTGGTATACGCCAAGAGAAGAGTCGTAGTATGCCTCAGACAGCTTATCTGGATTGTTGCCAAAGTTATTGACGATGCTATTAGCCATTTGCTTGTACTGGTCCTCGGTGAATTGGTTTCCAGCCATACGCTTTAGCTCTTGTATCGACACGTTCCTAATGTGCCCCATATAGGTGCAGTCGCTAAGGTTCGGGTCGTCGGTGATGCTATGTATAAAATACGCCGGGTCAACGTAGTCTTCCTTTATGCCGTAGTTCGGGTCGTTGTTACGCTTAACGACAGCCATCCCTACCTCCACTAAATCCTGTACGTTTCTACGATAAATCTTTTCGTTGAAGTCGTTCCAGTTTAGCGTTAGGCGTGTGGCAATCTGCGCGGCAATCTCTGCCTGCGTTTTAATGCTAGTCTCAAAGAAAATCTCAGCCTCTTCTGTCGTCTCGGGTAATGCGTCTGGGTCAACAACAGTCTTTAGTCCAAGCTGCTTTGCCTCTGCAAACATTTCTTTGTTTTTGATAGCGGCGTTAATCTTTGCCCGCTCCCTATCCTTTTCCGTCTGTGATATTGGGTCAATAGCCTCCACGTTAGGGAAGGGCGCAGTGCCAAGTATCTTGTTGACTACAATCTTAACGAACTTCGGAATGATTGGCACCGGTGACCAGTCAATAGAGAGAAGCGCTCCATCCCCGTTGTTTGGGTCGAGGGAGGTAAGTATCTGCTTATATATGTTCGTGTCTTGTGTGCCGTTGGCGTAGTCCCTGTTAATTTGAAACTCCTTCCAACGGATGTTGTATAAAGACCCAGTGGTATTGACTCCGCCCCACTGAGAGTATACGCCTTTCGCGTACTGCAATCCGTATTCTTTCGTGACTTTCTTGGCGTGATTAGCCAATGGGTCAGGGAAGTTTACGTTGCTACTCACATAATTGTAATCCGACATATTAAAATATCCGTTATTGTGCAAATATACAGATATATCTAACGTCTGATTTCTCGACTCTTGCGAAAAAACACCTTATCGTTAAAATTAGCTTTTGGCTTTTCTGGAGCCACCTTCTGAGCGGCTATCAGCGCTAAGCCAGCGGATATTGTTAAGTCAAACTTAGTTCGGTCGTCAATCTTAAAGTTAATCCAGTCCTCAAGAGTTCTGTTGAAATACATTTTACCAAACAGGCCACTCTCGTCGTTAGAGCCCACGTGGTGATAGATGTATGCCTCAATAGCCTGAGCGTGAGCCTGAATGACGTCTTGGCTGTTGGATGGGATTCCCTTTGTCTTTACCGTTACGTGCGCGGAGGTGGAAGATAGGTGTGCCGGCCTTGCCATTAAATATCCATCATAGCCTCTTGACTCAAAGTATCGTACAATGCCATATTTGTTGTTCTCCACCAAAAGGGGGAAACCATAAAATACCGAAGCCATCAAAACGTCTTCATAAAATATTTTCGCCAGCGGTGGTCGCGACGCATACTCTGCCACAAACATATTCGACGGGTACTGCATATTGAACTTAGTCATCAGGTGGCAGGCGCCTTTTGAAGAGCGTCCGTCTGTTGTTGCGTCAAGGTCATAGGAGTCAACACCGCCGCATCCAAGGAAGTCGTTAGGGGCAACCTTCTGATTTCTCTCTACCTGAATTTTGTTTCTAAGCTCAACAGGTGGCATCCACGTGATGCGCCATCTTCCGTTGGGGTCTGGCTTAAACATTACCTTGGTGTCCTGAGCTCCGTTCTCCCAACAAAAGTTACCAATCACCACCGGGTTGGGAAACAGCTCATCGTTGTATTGAATCTGCTCATAAATCTTGGTGATATTAAACAGCGATGCTTTTGTAGAATCTCGAAAAGCTTCATCTTCGGTGAAGGGAAACTGACGAATAATCTCGTTGAGCTCGTAGCTGTTATGCTGCTGGCCCTTGCGCTCGTTCTTCAAGAATGTCCTTGCCCCGATTGATGTGAACGTACCGTCCTCGGTAATTGTTGGTGCCGCTGGGTCTTCTATAATAGGCATCCCGTACTGGTCAAAGAATCCCTCAAGGGCTTCGTATGCTGGGATAAATATTTTATATAAACCGCTTTTAGTCCTTCCGTTTTCGTTTCTCTGATTTGGGTCGGAGTCGTGATAAAGGCCTCTGAACTCGCGACCTCCTCTGTCAAGGGGGTTTACGGTAGAGCCAATCATTGCCTTACCAATCACCTTACGTCCAACGATAAGGCAGGTGCGGTGGATACGCCATATCTCACGAATGTCAATGCCTTTCTCGTATTTTCCCGCTTCGTCGAAAAACAATCTATGGGCCTTGCTTCCGTCATAGGCATTCATAACTGTGTTCTTCCAGTTGATGATGGTATCCAATGCCTCTCCTCGGGTTGCCGTTTTATTGTTTTTGGTAATTCTTTTTGACGGCTCACGAAACGCAAGCTCCATACGCGGGTTTGTCGTTCCGTCAATTACCGGGGCAAAGAAAAACGGGTATCTTTTAAAGATGGGTATTACCTTGGAGCCAAAGACAGCCTCTTGTGCGTCGGCTCCTGTTTTGCTCATAATGCCAAGCAACTTATCCTTTACCTGAGAGCCTTCATCCACCAGTGTGGCGGCACTCATATTGGTATACCCAGAGCGTCGGCACTTGGTATATATCTGTCCAAGGCAACGAGGGTCGGCTTCGCAAGCCGCAAAGTGAATGAACAGCCTCCTCTGGAAGTCAAGATAGCTTGGGTACCCGATGTCTATGCTGCTCCACTGGAGAAACATATAGTGGTGGCTCGTGATGTATGTCACTATTCCGTTGTTGTAAAACCAAACTCCGTCCCGGCGGCGGCGAAACTCCTCTTCGATGTACGACCCCCACCTAAGCTGAAACTCACGCGGAGACTCATACCAGTCGTCCATACTCTTAATCTGATTTAGCTCCTTTGGCATCTCCTGACGTTGCCATCTTTGGTCTTTGGGCTTAAGGTTGTGGAATAAGATATTTTTCTTTTCCGGCTTCTTGGGAAGCTGTATCAGAAGGGACTCAATCTCAATAATATCCCCTTCCGTGTCGTTGGGGCAAATGTTAATTACCTCTTTGTCTTTTATTATTTTTAATCCAGACATTCTCTATCGCCTTGCGTTTCTTTCTGCAAACCCGCCCTTGAAGTCTTTTTTCTCTTCAATCTCTCCGGTCTCGGTGAGGGTTCTAACCATCTCCTCAAGCCTTTGCCGCTCTTGTATTAGCTCACGAGCGTCTACCGCAGTTTGCTTTATTGACTGCAATTCCGCTTTTCTGGCAGAGCCATTAATATCGGGGTCAACGGGCTTCTTTATTTCTTCAATCATATTATTGATTGCCACACCCATCGACTCAAGAAGACGCTGCGCTGCGTCTACGGTGGTAAACTTATCCTTCGTAGCCATAGTCAACAGCAAGTAGGTGATTTACGTTCATCCGCCAAAGCTTCTTTCCGTCAATTTCCATTTCATAATCTGCATCTTTGGCAAAGTATACTATGTCTCCTTTTTTAATCCCCAATTCCTCTAACGCCTCCGAGTCGCAGTATATGCGGCCGTAGCGGTTAGCCTCTGGGGTTAGAGATACCAGCTCTATGATAGAGCTTTTGAGGTGGTGTGGCTGTGGTATGGGCTCCACCAGAACCCAGTCGGTAAGCACCTGAATGCCATTTTCGTTTTTAAAGGCATAGCAATGCGTGGAGAACCCGCCATCTGGATGGTACCGCACCATAAAATTACCCTTTTCAAGCTGGTTGGCGTCATCCATCATCACGTGGTGGTGTACATAAAGAACGTCTCCTACCTTAACGGGGGTCTTGTATTTTAGCGGAACAGAAACTACTTCACCATAGGGAACGCGATGCTCAAACTCGTTAAACTTCGTTTCGATATATATCTCTATATCTCCTATTTTCTTGGTGTCTTGTAATTTCTTGGGTATGTTTATAATAAATTTATCTAGGCAGTTCATATTGTTTAATTAAAATCACACGAGTATTCTATAATAACACACTGGTGCATAATACGTTTCCACAGCATCAAGCCCCGCTCGTCTTTTATATAGATGTCATATTTTTCTTTCCCGTGTTTCGATAGGTAGCGCTCGTCAAGGACGATAGAGTCAATCTTTGAACGACCCGCATCCTGACCTACTACATAGGCAAGGCCCTTTAGCGGGTCTTGGCCCACTACTATTTTTCTTATTAATTCCATTGTTTTAATATTTTAACCAGTAGTCGATGCTAGAGGTGTCCTCGCCATCTTCTTCGTCGGTCCATCTTTCAGCGATATACCCGAGTACCGTCATCAGTTCGGATTTATCGCTAGCTTCAATTTTATATATAGATTCAATTAAAATTTTATTGTTGTGTTCGCGCAGTAAGCCAACGGTTGCCACCATTAAGAGCTCATTCTCAAGTCCCATATCAATTGCCATTTCGGCTATCTCATCTAGCTTATGGCGAGCCTTTATAAGAAACTCCATTTTGACTCGCTGGTCTGCCATTACAGCTTGCGGATGTGAAGGATAGAGTATTGGTCTATGGTAACCGTTCCAGCGCCCGTCTCTAGCGCGGTTATCGATAAAAGGTCTCCTCCGTTTAGGTTGGCAAATGTAGACTGAGTTACAAAATGGTCGGTTCCGACGCCTAATTCCGTTTCGTTGGTGTTTATAATAACTCCATTGAGCTCAAAGAAAAACTTAATCACGGCCGACGCGGCGGTCGACGTGATAGCCATACAAATAGTAATTTGATATATCCCTCCGTCTGAAAGAAACTGTACCGCGTCATTGGTTCCACCATATACGCTCAATAAATCGAAGTAAGTGGTGGCATCCCCCACTTTGTTGGATTCTGTAGCAAGGGTTCCTATAGGCTGAAACTCCAGATGCTGGTGCGAGGCGGTTAGCACTAGCGCTGCCGTTGTGCGAGCAACAAGCTCTGGGGCTGACTGATAGCCGCCGGGGTTTATCAGGGACTTAAGGTTGGAGTAGTCTATTCTTTTCCAAGTAGTAGTAGATACGTCATAAATCAAGAACCTGTCGCCGTTGGCGATGGCACCAATGTCAGATATAGACGATGGGTTGTCAAGGCGTACCGTTGAGCTGGTGATGGCAAGGGGTAGGGTCGCCGTTGTAACGGCTCCTCCTGAGAATGCGGCAGCGTTAAGGGTTCGCTTTACGACTTGGTTGGATGCGTTAAGCAAAAGTGCTGATGTCTCGGTAGACCCAGTAGCGGGAACCGTTGGGAACTCCAAGATTCCGTTGACACCTACTTTGGTGGTAGCAACCTGAAGCGCCGTGGCCACCCCGTCGCCGGATTCTACGTTCTTAAGGGTGGTGGTAGCGGTGTTTGTCGCTAGCTTCAACAGCGAAGCAAATGCGTTCTTTACCTTTTGTCCACTAAGTGTTGCCATATTTCGTACTTTTGTACAAATATAGAGTTTAATTTAAGATGGCTAAGCACACGCAAAAAAACAAGTCGCGTATGTTTCGGGAGTTCAGTAAGCTACCAGAGCGAAGCATAACACACGATGGCCTTAAGCATCTTGGCATAACCTATCATTACTTCCGTCAAAAGTTTTCTTTAACGATAGGACAGCTACATTTAATGCTGTTGGTTTATGACCTTGAGTTCTTCACCACGGACTACGCCTGCAAGCAGATGCGTATGTACCGAGGTATGTTCTACAAAAGAAACGTGTTGCCATTGGTAAAGGCTGGATACCTATACCATCACTTTCGCCAGACCAGCCCGTCTCACGTTAATATGGAGGACTTAATGTTTTATGGGGAGACGCGGTTTTCTTACCGCTCCCGTATGGCCCTAACGCAGAAGGCTAGGCTAATTGTCGCTAGGTTCTACAGGTCCGCCGCTTCGGGGGAACTTCCCGAGCTAGACCTTAGTGAGTAGATATTATCTTAAAGGGCATCTCTAGTGCGGCACCATCGTGGGGGGTGAACTTCCCATCTTTGTGCTTCATAAGGAAGTACCTTCCGCCTTTATCCATCCAATGGTACCCCTCTGGGGCCTTTACCATCATCTTATTGTTTTTCTTTTTGGCTTTCATTTCTCTAGTTCAAATATCAAGTCGTCGTACCTGCCTTTGTTATCGCGAAGGTCAAAGGTCCGATATTTTTCGTAACCAAATTTAGCGGCGTGGCTTATTAGCTCACCAAACCATTCGGGGTGCTGAAGGTCTTCGATGATGAGCTTGCCCCCATCTTTAACCTTTGGCATCCAAAGCTCTATTGCCATCTGCATACTCCATAGGCTATGCGGGCCGTCGTCGATGATGTAATCGTAGCTATTGTCTTTGTGTTGCGATGCGGTGGTTGATGCGTATGCGTCGTCAATGATAATCTTTATCCTAGAGAACTCCACGCCAAAGGATGCCTGCTTGTAATTGTCGATGCATTCTTTTAGTACATCGATGCCCGTAATGTTTGCGTTCTTAAACCACTGGTGCCAAAGTATTAGGCTTCCCCCGTTCTGCACTCCTATTTCAAGGATATCGGTAACCTTGTCTGGGTCTTTAAACTCCTCGTTGTAATACCCATCCATATAGTCGTGCACTGTGGTCTTGTCGGTGGTGTACCATCCATCGGGCCCCAAGCAGTACTTGTCGTGTATTTCTTTTAGTGTCATCTTAATGTACGCTAGGAGCCACAGGCCTCGCAGTCCTCGGGGTTGTCTATGTTACAGCTAGGCTGGTTGGCTTCTTCAAGCTCCTCTAGCCAGTCTTCAAACTCTCCCCCGGTCATTTGGTTTGAATTTTTTTACTCATCTCCATAACTGGAACTGGTGTCCCAACGGGGTATGGCTTTCCTGCTATTGCTGCGGTGATTGACTTCATACCAGTCTTTACCTCTATAGCCTTACGAAGAGGAACAGCAGCCTCATTCACAGGCCCGTAGCATTTAGCGAGAACGATTCCTGTCTCCGTGGTGTCAAAGATTGCACAGGGCATACAGAACATATTGCTCTCGCTAGTCACAGCGTAGTCTGTGTTGACGATAAACGAGCGGTTCTTTGGGTGCATCATCTCCCAATCCTGAGTCTTTGGATTGTACTGAGGAATAAAGCTAGAGGTATCAAAGTACCAGTACAGAGACCACACTGACTTACCATCCCACGCTGTGCTACCATCGTTGTTAGGGTACTGGAAGTTTTTATCGGTACTGAACCCGGAGCCCCAGCTAAAGCTATAGCCGTCCATAGCTAGGTTGGAGACCGAAGGTCCATCCAACACTGGGCAGATAGAACAGCCCTCTTCAAATACTTTTCCTTGGACTATGATTTGCTTTCCTGTTAGGTATGCGCCCGACGCTCCGCAGAAGGCATACAGTCCTTCGTGAACCTTAAGAGCCTTAGCGTCTTTTGATTCTTCGGTTGTGCAGCTCAGTAGCGCTGAAGCAGCAAGTAGTGATAATAGTGTATTTTTCATCTTGGGGTTTTGGGTTATTTTTTAGCTCTATTTTTTGACGCGGGAATCATTTTACGCTCTGAGTGGTCGAAATCCATACCATCTCCGTTCCCATAGGTCCCCATTCGTCTGTTTACTTTGTTGAGGAACGCCCGATACTTCTTGCGCTCTTCGGAAGAGTGGTATTCTTTGTTGTATGCGTTCTTCTTCTGGCGAGCCTCTGTGTTATCGCGAAAGTATTTTGCCGACTCGGAGGGCTCTTTTTTCTTAATCTTTGCCATAGTATCCTTTTTCTCTTAGGTATTTAGCTGCTCTGTCTGCGTTGCTTGGGGAGTCTTTTAAGAATGCTATTGATGTGTTGCACTTGCGGCACAGCAGCCCTCTGAAATCATTTGTTTCGTGGTTGTGGTCAATAGCGCAGGAATCAATTTTAATGCTGTCAAGGCATATCTCGCATTTACCTTCTTGGGCTTTAAATGTATCTTTTATTAAGCTTGGCAGTACGTTCCTTCTTTTGCATCTTCGGTCAAATGTCCATTCGGGGTTTGACTTAACAGCTTTCTCTGGGTTTTCTGCCTTCCATATCTTGTAATGCTCGTAGGCACAGGCCTTGCATTGCTGGTAGTGTTTCTCTTTGTGGCGCCCATAGGCACGAAATTCCGAAAGGGGCTTTTCGACACTACAGGACCGGCAAGTAAAAGAGTCCACTACTCTTCGTAGAAGCAGGCTTTGAACTTATAGTGGCTAGGAGTCTTGCCTGATGCTTTGACAGCAGCCTCAAGCTGCTTCATCCCAGATGCCATATCCATTGATTTGATTTCAATCTCCTCGCCGGACTCGTCCATCTTACCTCCGTATTCGTACTTCTTGGTCTTCATCGCTTACTTCTTCTTTAGCATCTTAAAGTCAATGGAAGAAATCTTCCCGTCCTTGTTCTTGTCGAGCTTCACTTGGTCGCCCATAAGGTACTTCTTCATCTTGCCTCCCATACCGTACATATCCATCTTACCGCCGCCTGTCATCTTCTTGACGGGGGCTGATTCTTTTGCCTTTATTACACGGTTCTCTACGCGAGCTGCCTTTCCTAGAAGTCGGTCAGCCTTGCGCTCCCTACCCTCGTCTACGGCTTTGCTGCCACGCGCTACAAGGTTGGCTTCGCGATTCTCAAGTCTTTTGACTTTGTTTTCTACCTTTCCGCCCTTAAGGTACATATCCATCTTACCACCATTCATCATCTTCTTGACGGCTGCGGCAGCTGGCTTAGCGGCTGGCTTCTTGTTAACCATAAATCCTTGCTCCTTTAGTCCACGGTCAAAGGCGGGCAATGCGGCGGGGTCATACTTACGGATGGTGTTGCGCTCCTCGGTGAGCATCTGCATACGGTTTGCCTTAGCAATCTCCATATCGGTCATCTTCTTTTTTGTTCCAACAGGCATTTTACCGCCATCTTGGTACATAGTCTTTTTCGTTTTCATAGTTACAAAGATATTATTTAAACGGCTTGTATTTTGTCTTACCCGCAGCATCGCGGTAGGCCACAAGTATCTGCTTTCTGTTGGCTCCTTTGCGGTAACCAACGTGCACCCAGTCAGGGTTCTTGCTAGTCCCGAACTCAAATATGCATTGGTCGAATTCAAGGTTGTCTACGATAAAGTTAAAGACTTCCATATTGGTAACCCCGTTGCCGTGACCGTCTTGGTCTAGGTCAAGAGCGCGACCTAGGTTATGGTCAGAGGTAGAGCTCCCCCCAATAGCCTTGTTCAAGGCAGCAGAGCGATACCCCGA